CAGGAATGCTACTACCTTGTGTTACGCCTGCCATTATTGTTGCATTTAGTTTTTCTACAAGTCTGTTTTGAAATTGATTGTAAGCATTGTATAAAGCCCCTTCATTCTTTAACAATCTAAGTACTTCTAAATCTTCTGGACTCATATCTGGAGCTTTAGCCGCAGTCTTTTTTATTCCTCTTATTTCGCCATAAGCTGAACTATACCCATTCCTAAATGCAAAGTCCATGTCATCTATAATTGCATCACGCATACGTTTTGCTAACATTATTGCAATATCATCAACTTGTGTGCGTAATTTGTCGTAAGTTCTTATTTTTTCTAACTGTTTAAGTTCTTGTATAAGGATTCCTCTGAGTTCTCGTGCTGCTGATTCCATATATCCAGATGTTCTTTTAGCTCCTCGGCCTCCAGCGACTCCTGAGAACTGCTTCGAAAATCCTGACGCACCACCTCTGACTGTTTAGGAAGTACTAAGTTACCGTCACCATCCAAATCCATCTCTACTCCTACGTTCTGCATTTGGGTCAATATCTGAGCTTTCAAGTTCATGTTGTTCAAATATTTCGTTTCATCCTTTTCGTTTATGTCGTTAAACCTAATCTTCCATGTGTCTATTTCCATAAGTTTCAACAATGGTTTTAGGAAACCCATCTCTACACATTGCTGTGTTTCTCGAATAGTCCTGTCAAATATTGTAATCTGTTCACCTTCTGAATTAAGTCCACCTACTCCAGCCATCTGACCGACAACTAAAGGCATAACTCCATACGAACCGTTTATGTCGTTGTTAATCCTGTCCATGTAAGGAAGCATCATCAACTCATCCATGTTAGGCATAACAGGCACAAACTTTGCTGTAGTGCTTGCATCCCTGCTACTTAAAATAGGAATAAAGTTTGGATTACGTCTTGTTTCTTCTGCAATGTATTCTCCTAATCTATTCAACGATTCTTCGTCATGGCCAGGTACATCTAAGAAACCTTTAGGTGGCCTTTCCAGTCTATAGATTTTGTTTTGGAATGACTCTATGGCCAATGCTGTTTCGATTTTTTTGGAAAGACCTATAATTGGCGACTGCCCATACAACCGAGCATTCGAACTGTATTTGTTAAAATGTATAATCTCATCACGTGCAAACGGTATCTTACCATCCTCACTTTCGTAATAGTAAGCCATGTACTCTAACTCTACACCTGTTTGTGGATTTACTGTGCCTTCCATGAACTCTCGAGTCACTGGGTCAAACTTGTCTTCTTCTACAAATCTACCGTACTCATCTACATGAAATCGCATGTGCTTTGCATCTTCTACCCAAAGCTCTTTGACAACTTTGCTACTTACTTTGCCTTCACCATCTGCAACTCTGTCGTAAACAACACTTACCCAGCAATCATCAAACACTTCTAACTGCCTTATCATTGCCTTGAAAAATTCTGAACCTGTCATATCGCTACTGCCATTAGTAGGATTACGTAACAACTTTTCAACCATCTTTCTTTGTTCTGGGTCTCCTTCTTTACCAAGAGCGTGGTACTCCCACCCTTTGGCGACCGATTGAGAAGCTATTCGTGTAATAACTGTCCGAAGATGAGAATACCTGTCAGCTAATTGTTCTAAGTAAAATTGGTCAACTTGTGGAAGTATAGACTGACGGTACGCCGTATCTGTACTTACACCTGAGTAAACAGGAGTACGTGCTTCCTTTGACACTCCCGTAGCATCTTCTAAAAATGCATCTATGCTAGTTGCTTTTCTAACTGGCTTGCTCCTGAATCTGTCAAAAAATCCCATTAAATTCTCCTAGATTCCAAGACATGACGATGCCGATGTATATAGTCTTCGATGACGGGTTCTAACATTTTAGATACTGGAGTCTCCTTAGCCTTTGCTAACGTTTTTAAATTTCTTTTTGTTTCAACAGAGATTCCCCATAATTCCATTCGGGTTCCAGAGCTGGGTGAACTTGTCATCTGGATTCCCAGTGTGGCTCCTTAGTATATATGTCTTTCTATAGAGGAGATATGTCCTAAGCTAAATATAATCCCATCGAGTAAAAACTAAACGTTTCTTTTCCAAAACATGGACACATAACTCACACATCCATAGCGCCATCACTGCATCGGGCGTATGTCCTTCTAACCTTCCATGTTTACCGTAAATCAACCTACTCAAACCATCAACAAGTTTTCTCATTCCAGGTTTAGAACTCTCTCTTGCTACCTTATTCCAAGGTATGAAATATTTGCCCTGTTCCATAGCTAACGCAATCCTAGGAATACCCACATCATGTTTGTGTTTCTCTCTTCCTGTATTGTGACCTTCAACTGGCATACCATCTAACTGCTTCGCAGTGTGTACAACCAATCTCTGATAACCATTAGACTCTACCATTATTTTATCAGGCTTAAATTTGTCAGCAAGACTCTTCATTGTCACAACCTGTGCCTCTAACCAACCTGCACCCTTAGCTCTTATCTTACCACTCCAACAATACAAGACCTTGCGCTCTAACGTGACTCTATTGTAAGCCATTATCACATAAGCCGTCTCGTCATTCTGACTGTCCATCCCTACTGCCAAGTCAACTCCCATAGTTACAAACCAATCCTGACCTCGCTCTGGCAAACCCATCTCCATGCCTTCCTTCAGACATGGCTTCAATACTTCGTGAGGTATAACTGCACTTTCTGGGTCCAATGGATTTAACATATACTCAGACTCGAAAGCTCGACTTCCCATCGTCTCTCGCTCTTTGTCTAAACGTTCTTGGTCCCAATACTCTTGCCAACGTGGCGTTCCATCCTTCAACAAAGCTGGATGACGAACTGAGTTCCACTGACTGTTTTGTTGCGCCCAATCTGTAGCATCTCCTACTCTCTTTTGCGTTCCTACTAACAACATCTTAGCTTTCGGTAAACGCATCGGCATAACCACACGCTTGATATAGTGAATAACCTTCTCATCTGTCATGTTAGGAAACTCCTGTAAAATATCGTCAAGAATAATCATGTGAACGTGAGGACCTTCCAACGCTTTACCAATACTTGCAGCGTGAACCCTGCTTCCATTGTTAAAATACTTAGCACCTTTACGCCAAGTTACCTTGTCATCCTCATGTTGTGATTTCATAAATGAATTAAGCCTCCAAGAACGACGACAAATCTCCTCAAACTGCTCAAGCTTATCCCAAGCCTGTTCCAACGTAGCCGAAAGATACAACGCACGGTAGTTTGGTTGCATCGCCATCTGATAAGCAAGTGCTGACAATCCCCAAGACGTCTTCAAGTGACCTCTTGCACAAATTATCGAAGTGTGTGTGCCTGCTTCAAAAGCATCTGCCCACTCTGCATGCATCTGTCCTAAAGGGACATATTCTCCAGGCTCCAACTCCATGTAATGACGCAATACATCGTCAATAAACTGCTCTAATGTTAGTGGCGTACTCTTTAATGTGTTCAACGCACCGCTAATCGCTAAGTTCAGCAGCTTGTCGTCGATTCCTTTTTTCGATTTCGTCATAATTTAAACTAAACTCTATCATTTTCGGCTCTGAATCATAGTAATCTATGAACTGAACCAATGTTTGCATGTCCTCGGTCTCTTTTATAACTTTGCCATCCTTAAAAATGCGAATCATTCGTCTAATTCCCTCAACCAACGCTCGCCATCAAAGGTATAGATGTCAAAATGCTCTTTATACTCAAACCTAGGAATCATATAGCACTTTGCAACCTTCTCATCACTGTCATAATGCGTTTCACCAACTGTTTTACTAGGAAACTTCTCCGCTAATAACAAATCCTTAAGCTTTTCAGTCTCTATTAACCAAATCTGCTTGTCTGACACGTTTACCAAATAATACACAAAGTACTTTGCCTTCGTAACACTAATACCACTGCTCTTTCCACGACATTTATACTCTATTGCCATGTTTCCTGACCCTCCTTTGTTCCAATCCTGCTCCCAAAGGTCAGTCTTAACCTCGTAAGTAATCAAATTAACATCCTCATCCTCGAAAAGAAGGTCATATGCACTATTGTCATTGTCTTTTATGTACCTTTGACCTAATGTCGCCTCAATAAAGAACCGAATAACCTGTTCACCCTTCTTTCCATCCTTCAAATCCTTGTCAAAGTTGTAATTCATAGCAATAACTCCTTAGAAAACCTCTGATTAGCGTTAACAACACGTATTTCCAGCGGATACATGTGCTGTTTCTTTATAATTGAGTCGCTACCTTCCGTATTTACGACCTCATACACGATTCCATCGTCAGCATCTATCACATCTGCCCTCAAACCTGACGGTTCGAACACTGCCTCAGTGTAAAACTCGTGTCCCCACTCCTTTAACTGCTTACATATCGCAAACTTCATGTCAATGTGTGCCTTTGTCTCGTTCTTACTCCACCTCATTGCATTCCTGTTCCTGTTACTGGTCCTTAACAACCTCGAAACCTTGTTACGCTGCTCCTGAACTGCGTATCTATTCACAAGGCGACTCCATAATGCGCACACAACGCTTGCAATTTATCTCATAATCCCTATCGCTAGCTAAAACATTCATCAAACCCTCTAAAGTATCTGCATACCTGCCACATAATGTCCACTGCGTCTCACCTTTGTACTTGTGTACTATCTGGTCACGCTCTCGTATGTAATTCCTCTCCGTCATTGAGAAGCCCACTCTTTGAACTTAGCCTCTAACTCTTCTCGATACTTCTTAACCTCAGCAGTACTCTCATACATGCCATCATCATTCTGTATCTTCCTGCGTGTTCGACTTATACTACTCTTATCTGGCGCAAATTTTAGTAACACATACAAGTCTGCTAAAAACTGCTCCTCATATATGCTTTGTTTTTTATTATGAGGGATTGCTCGATAGTAATCCTTCAATATCAAATAAAACAACTCGACGTCACTGTCCCTCGCATGAGGATACTCCTTCAAATATTTTATCACTAGCTGCTTCGTACCTTCTATATTCTTAAACCATTCCTTCATATGTAACTACTTGCGTTCCTTAACTTCTCTATGTAACGTAACAGGAACTGCTGCTTTACGTTCTCATCCATCTTGACCTCTTCCAAAGCCTGACTTATACACTCATTAATCGTCTCTACTAACTCCTGTTTCTCATTCTCACGCAATGACATCTTCTCTGCCATCTCTGTTAACTTAGCAAACTCGTGACCACGTATGTCAACGCCACTCTTCTCTCGCATCCTGTCTAAGAAAGCACCACGTACCTCCTCAACCTGCTCCAATCTGCTAACCTGATTCTTTACCGCCTGCTCCTTAACAACCTCTCGCACCTCTTGCTTGACGTCACTCATCAAATCCTGCCAACCCATAGCATCACTCCAACGCCTTATCACGTTCTTATCCAAAGGAGGCACAAACTTGTGACGCTCCTGCATTATCGTAGCTACATCTCGAAAACTGTTGCCCTCTAAATATAACTTCAATCCCTCTTCCTTGTGCTTTAACTTATACTTCGCCATCTTTAATCAACTCCCTTAACCTCATAGCATCTAAACAACGCTTGCAATTTATAAACTTAGGATTCAAACCCTTCATCTTCTCAAACTCCTGATGTGTTGCCTCATGTCCACACAAAGTCATATGTGCTACCTCACTTGCCATATGCTTCTTCCTCATAACTTCTTCCTTAACATATCACGATACGATTGTACGCCTAACCAAAACCCAGCTACGAAACTAATAAACATCAATAACAACACTACAAAACTATTCATTCCTGCACTCCTTGCAAAACGCACCGTGCTTTTCTACCTCTGCCGTCGACAAGACCATGCCACATGAACTGCATCTCCATAAACCGTTAGTCACTCTTCTCCTTTAACATGTCATCCATCATTGCCTTCATCAATACTGCCATCATACCTAACCCTGTAGTAAATGCCTTCAACTCTTTACCCTTATACTCCATAGGATTGTCGTCAACAAACCTCTGTATATGCTTTGTCAGACCATCCAACTGAACTATCCACAAATCTAAGTCCCTATCATGAGTCGGTATGTAATCAGTCATCAATACTCTCCATAATCCACTTCTGCAAATCATCCATAGCACCATGATAACCCGTCAAAAACGCCTTCATCTCACTATCACCCATCGGCGCCCACACATGCAAATCATGCACATCATCCTTCAAACCAGCCATCTTGCTCTTTGCAAAGTTTCTAACGTCAACCAACCGCACGTTCGCATCCAAATGCTTCTGGGTCCAAACATGCCCCTTCTTCCAAACCTTATCACTCATGCTAGGTCATATGCCCCTTGCTATTTAAGTCTAACCACTCTATGTAGTCCAACTTCAAACAGGCCAACCACATCTTATTGCTCATAACTTCCTTCTTCTTGTATGTACTAGTAATGCTTCCCATATCTCCTCCTGCAAACTCATGTCATCAACTTCCGCCAAACGCTGCAACTCTGCAAATACTTCCTTTCTCATAGGGTCCCTACCACAATTTAGCACAAACTGCTTAGGCCATCCCTTCTTCTTTGAGTAAACCATACGCTACCACCTAGGCAAGGACATATAACCCTGCCGTTCAAAACCCCAAGAAAAAAAACATATGACCTCCTTGATTCCAACCAGGGAAAATTTGTAGACATAGTCACCCTTAGCAGATGGGGTACGGGGTTTACACTGAAGGCCAGTATACGGC